ATTATCTTTTTGGAAATCAAACTGAATACTTTGTTTAATATCATACCATTCATCGTCTCGAATGATACCTTTAGAAATTAATTGTATTCTCAATGCATCTACAAGTAAATTAGCAAACTTTTTACGTAATCTTGTTACAAATTTATTGAACTTTACTTCTTCTCTAGTAATTTCTGTAGAACGGCCAATACTAAATCCTGTTGAAGGTTGCAATCTTCCTAATGGAACATTTAAAGCTTGATATAATTTACTTTGAAAATATTGTACATCTTCTATTTGACCTAGAGTTTGTCCGCCCGGCAGAGTAGTTATTTCTGTACCCTTACCGCCTTCTCTCCTTGGCATCCAGAAATCTTCCATCATAGACAAATGTTTACGATCATCTCTTGTTTCACCAGTAGTAGCATCATAAACAATTTTATTACGAAACTTATTCATAATATCATTTACATATTGTTCTGCTTTTAACTTAGGTAAGTTACCAACATCAATATAGAATATACGTCTTTCAGGTGCTCTTGATATACGATAAATTACTACCGCATCTTCAATCATTTTTAACTGGTTGGTTGGTTTTACTGCCTTATGTAAATGGCCTAATGTCATTCCTGAATTAGGATCAATTAAACCAGAAGGGCAATAGATAACTGAATCAAGAGATAGTTTAACACCTTGTGATGTTTGCTCACTAATTCCTTTATCATTATAGATGTAAAATTCATCTATAGATTTAACAACATCAATGCCTTTTTCATTACGTTGTTTCATTACGTTCTTGATCTTTCTTATTTTTCTTGGATCAATCTTACGTAATTCTGTAATACCTTTTTTGATATTAGCAGGATCAATCAATACTTGATAATATACTCTACCATCTATGTACCATTGACGGAAAATGTCTGGACCGAATTCTTCGAAATCAAATAGTTTTAATACTTCTTCGAATTCATCGGTGATTTTTTTCTTAATGCCATCTGAAACTTTTAAATTATCCAGATTAAGTTCAATAGATTTATCATCTTCAGTTATAATTGATTCATTAACAATATCTGTTATAGCTGAATCACAATCAGAATATTGTGCAACTTCTCGGTATCGACGGATAAGATCATTTTCATTCTTGACAATAGAATCCATATCAAGAACAAGACCATAATAATTCGCAGCACCTGATGCTGTAGTTATTACGGTACTTCCATCTTCTGAACTCGGTGGAACTACACTAAGTGGATTTTCCTTATCAGGTTTTTTCTTACCCAGTTCGATACCAAAAATTTGCATAATTTATCTCAAATTAAAAAGAAAAAGGAATTGTACCTACTGGTGTATCAATTGATATGTTAGTACCAAAAGAAGAACCGTCTGTATCTGTTCCTGTGTTTGATATAAAGTAGTTATAAGTAAATTCTACATCAAAAGTTTCAAGTTGGTTTATAACATCAAAGTCTAAAGCAATTGGAGAAATAGTTGTTGGATATGCATCTGCAAATTTATATATTTTTAAAGTAGCACCATTACGATCTAATTGATGAACTTCTAAATCTACTTGATAATCGGCAGGATTTGTTTTACCTTCAGTGGCTGCATATCTTTGAATGCCTGCTTGCCAAGATTCAAATGCATTACGTAAACCAAAAGTTGTATCATTAATAAGTGTTACAGTCCATGGTTGGAAAGTACGTTCTCCTGCAATATTAACAACTCGACCTCTATATGGAACTTCTACATTTGCTATAGTAGATCCAGGTAATTGCGCAGCTTTACATAAAAATTGTGCTCTTGATCCTTCAAATGCACCGGCTGATACATAAGAGGGAAAATTTAAGTATGCTCTAAATTGATTGGCACGAGCACCGCCACCAATCAACTGAGATTTAAAATCTGAAATATTAGCCATCTTTATTTAATCCTTTTTAAATAAGTTTATTTATTTATAATAAAAAGAGGGTATATTTCAACCCTTAATATTATTAAGCACCAACTATACTAAAATCAACACCTGAACGTGATGCAATAAATGATAACGTTATAAAGTTAATTGAACGATTTGGCTTAATATAGATATCACCAATAAATTCATTTCTATCAATGACTACTCCAGTATTATTAGAATCATCACATACAACTTTAAAGTCTGTAATACCTCTACGACCTTTAACATCTCTTAAGAATGGTTCAACAATATTTTTAAATTGAGCTCTAGTAAAAGCATCATTAAATTCAAATAATTGATATTGTGAAGCTTTGCCAATTGCCTTTTCAAGAATAATAAACAATCTACGAACCCCAATTCTATCAAATGCTGAAGGTTTTGATAATAATGTTTTATCACCAAATAATACAGTACCTTGACCTGGGAAAGATACTACAGGATTTACACCTATTTTATAAAGAGTATCTCTATCAGTTTTAGTTGGATTAACTGCAAGTTTAACAACATTCTTAATTTGACCACGATTAAAACCAGCAGGAGACCACCATGCATCATTTGTATAATCTGTTCTTGCTGCTAAACCTGCAATATCACCATTTAATGGTACCCAACGATAAACATCATTATAACGATCATATTGATATTTATATCCAGTATCCATAACTCCATATGAAGAACTAATTGTTGATTTGTATGTTGTAATAGAATCAGTAGCAGTAGAACCAATACCAATAATTACATTAGCAGATGAATCTTGAGGTGATACAAATACAATACAATCTTTACGAACTTCAGCAATATTTTGTATTACATAATTAGCAGTAACTGAAGTTGCTTTACCAACAGGAAGCAAACTAATATCATATTGACTATCATCTAGGTATAATAACCAAGCAGCTTGAGCATATGAACCAGTATCAGCAGTATCATCAACTCCGCCTGCAAGAGAAGTACTCATTCCACCCACTAAAGATTTAAATGTTACTCCAGCAGCTACAGAACCCCAAGCACCACCTGAGACAGCAACATTACTTGTATGTTTTAACCACCAAATATAATTTGATGTATTAATAACATCTTTATAATAGTTATTAGTACCATCATATTTACGGGCATCAGATGCTTTAGATACAAATGCAAATTTTTCTAAGACTGTACCGGCAGTACCAGTAAATACACCATCTTCATCTATTACAATAACATGTAATTCATCATTTGAAGCATTAGCAGAAGTACCATATGAAGATGTTCCAGGAGCTGAATCAAACTGACTATAATAAGCCCAGTCTGCTTTAACACCAGAAGCTGAAGTTAAAGCAACAGCAGCAGCAGTAATAGTAGCAGAAATATCAGTAGCAATTGCAGTTACAGTACCAACATATGCCCCAGTAGAATTTTTTATAATAGCTCCAATATGGAGTTCTGTCAAAAACGCTGAACTTGTTGCTGTTAATGTACTTCCACCTAAAGTTACACCAAACGCAGAGCCGGTTAAAGCTTTGTTTTGAAAGGTATCTTTGTCAGCAAAGGATACCTTTAATGAATTACCGGCAGTACCTTTATATTTTGCTAGCCAATGACTAGTCCAAGAAGTACTTGATGCATTATAAGCATCTCTATTATTAATTTTATTGTCTGTAGTTGCGCCAGCAGAATTTTGATTAGAATCTAAATTACCGATTGCATTCGTAGCATTAGCAGAATCAATTCTACACACATATAAACTACGGGTATATGATAAAAAGTTTGCTGCAGTAAAAAATGATTCAAAAGTGTTTGCACTTGGTTTACCAAAGGCTGCAATTAAATCTTGTTCAGATGCTAATTTAACTGGTTGTAGTACAGGTCCCCATTGAAATTTTCCAGCAAATGCTCCGGTTGATGCGTCTACAGAAGGTACAATAGATGTATAATCTTTTTCTAGTATTGTAACCCCTGGTGATAGTGCATAGGCCATTTTATATTCTCCTAAATTATATTTATGTGTTTATATGAATCAATTTATAATTCATTATACTATTTATAAAAATTGTTCTTTCAGAAATTTAGAAGCATTATAGGTCCTTCTAGTTCTGTTTGACCATCATCATAAAAACCAAACGGTGTTAACTCTTCTTCTATTAATCTCATTTGGTTTTGATACATTATTTTTCTAAGTTCTACGTTATTTAATTCTTTAAAATATGGTTGTGTAGTTAACCATGAGAAAATAACAAGTCCCATTACTAAATCATCTTTATAACCATCATCAGCCGCATATGAATCTTTAACTTCAATAAAAGTAGATAGTTCAGAAATAGTATCCATATCATTAATAAGTAATTTATTTTCTACCATTAATGATTTTAAATTGGCGCAACCAATTCTTTTTGTTTTTTTATCTGTGTTTACACCTAAGAATGGTCTACCGCCGAACCCTCCACCTGCAGATTGTCCTCTGTCTAATCCTTTTGGTTTTTTATTTATAATAATCATGTTTTCATATTCTAACTCATGATGTAAAATATGTGCCACCTGTTCAGATATATTTATCTCAATTAAAACATGTGCATTATTATAATCTTTTGCTATTTTATATATAATGTTAGGAAATATAAGCGGACTTATTGTATTATCTTTATACTTAGCAACTTGTTTGTATGGTATTTCTGATATGTCAATCACTTGAATTACCGAATTATCACCTCCAACGCCTTTAGAAGGATCAACTGTCATTACATAATTTCTGCCTCTTTCAGGTGCATCAAAAACATCTAATCCTTCTCTTGTATATTCGATAACACTTGAAGTTAGTTTAGATAAAGTATCAGGAGGTATCAAAGTTAAACTAGAACCAAGAAAGGAACATAATACTTCTTGATTAAACTTTAGTTCACCCAATTGTCTACGTTGTTCTGATGCCCAAGTTTCATCTCTTCCAGGAATATCTGTATATGGAATGAATAATGTTACAAAATCATTATGTCCTTTTTCAGCATCAGTCCAAAACTTCCAAAAATGATTATATCCAAGAGGTGTTGAACTCAATAAAATCTTAGTTGTTTTACCAGAAGATATTGTCGGAAATGTTGAAGTGAAGAAAGCTTCTGCAACTGTGTTTGGAATAAATGCTGTTTCATCGATGTATAACATATTCACTGTTTTACCACGAATACCTGCGCCGGTAGTAGCTGCAGTAAAAACCTTAGACATATTTTCTAATTCAATATCACCTTTATTCCAGGTTTTAACACCTTGTTGTAACCAAGGAGGTAATAATTCAAACATCATTTGGTATCTAGACATTACTTCCCTAGCAGCAGATGCTTTGTTAGCAAGAATAGCAACATTCTTTGCATCATGGAAATTAGTATACCAAAGAATATATGCAGCAGAAGTTTGCGTCTTTCCCTGTTGTCTACCTTCCATAAGAATAACTTTTCTATTCTCATGGATAATCTTTATTTTATTCTTTTGACAATCATATAGTTTGAATGGTATTATACCATAATCAACATGGATAATATGACAATAAGTATCAATAAAATAAATGGGATCATTTTTACATTTAATATACTCTTGTATTTGCTCCTGAGTATACTGAACAGACACATTTGCTGCTTTTAATTGAGGATTGCTATTATACGTTAATGCCGCCATAATAAAAATTTAAATTTAAAAATGTTCTAACCATGATTCTGATGTAATACTACCATCAGCAGGATCACCAATAGCAGTATAATTACTAAGTGGTTGTTGAGTAATAATATCATTAATATTTGCTTTAACAGTAGTAATAATACCATTAGTAGAAGTATTACCAAAAAGATTTAATTTCAAAGTAAAAGTTAATGTATGAGTTACAAATCTTCTTGTAGTAAAATCACCATCATAATCATCTTGAACTGAGATACTATTTAAAATAATAGGAATATCTTGAACAACATTCATTTCAGGAACAGCATTAATTGATAATGTATATTCAGGAGTAAAGGTAGGTAAAATTTGTTCTATAATTTGTAAAGCATCTTCTTGAGTTTTTGTCAAAATATATAAAGAAATATCAAGATTATATGGTACTGGTGAATTTAAGGTATTTAAAGAACTTATACCCTCTCCACACTTTATTTGTTGCATTCTATTTGTTTTTCTTACAGAATCATAAGAATAACCTGTAATTTCAAAGGATATTCTAGGCAATGACGTATAAGTATGATTTTCAAGAGTAGGATCAGAATCTATTCTTACTATCCATTTTTCCTTTGGTGCATAACCTATAGGTACTTTTAAAGTTTGAACAGTATTTCCAGTAACAGAACCACCTTCTTTTCTTTCTATTTTTATATTAGAAAAAAGACTACCAAAACCAACAATAGTTTTTCTTATAATTCCGTGATAAAATGGAGTTTCGTACATTAAATATCTCCGAACGGATTATTAGTATTCCATACAACAGTAGATGCTTCATCTAAAAATGAGTTGTTATCACCGTATGAATCTGGTTTATCTATATTAACTTTAACAACGGCTTGAATAACTGCTCCAGTACCATTTCCAATTATTTCAACATAAGGTATTGATTTATAACCTGTACCTGGATTAGTGATAATAATATCAACAATTTTACCGGCATTACTTCCAGTTCCAATAACCGTGGTTGCAGTTGCTCCATATCCAGTAGAAGATGTAAATTGTACTGTGGCAGTTGAATATGCAGATCCAGTATTTGTAATATTAATAGCAGTTACCTCACCGAAATTACTATCTGTGATATCAGTAGAGAATGTTTTTAATGATTCAAATACATCAATATCAGTATGACCTGTATCAATTCTTTCAGATGCATATTGAAACAATTCTACTTGAAGTTTATAGACATATAATTTGCCTAATTGATAGAATGGATCTTGATGTTGTACAAATTTAATTTCAAATAAACCTTTTGACAATGGGAAATATATTAAATCTCCTTCATTTGGTCTAGTAGGTACGGTTGTTACCCCATATCTGCCTACAAATTGTTCCCACCTTCTTCTAGCAACAACAAGAGTTGCCGATTGTTCTACCATCAATCCAAACTTTTGGATCATGAATCCCTGACCACCAAATGAATCAATGTTTTCAAAATACATTTCTATTGGGAAAGCAGTTTTAAACTGAGATAATCTATCTTCTCCTAGAATATTATCTTTTGCAACTAATGTTCTAGGAATATACATCACTTCATTTCCATACATACGAAGTGATTCAATTATTAGATCTTCTACAAGATATTGTTCGTTTTTAGTACCGTGCGTAAAATATACATTAGTTGTTGTCATGATTTATCCCAAGAAAAAATTTAATGGACTTGATTTACTCATCAATTCATCTTCTAAATCTTTAATTTCATCAATGGCCTCTCTATATAGAGAATCACCATCTAATGTGACGCCACCTGGAAGTTGTATACCGGAAAACTTTTTAATGTTTGTTGCCCACATCTTTTTAAATAATGCAGTTGTATAATGTTTTAACCATAACTCTCCCCACATTCTAGGAGCAGTGACAGGATCTAAAGCACCATAACCATCAACCATTAGATATTGACCAATAAGAGCATCTGCTTGCCATTTAATATCAAGATATAGTTTGTTTGTAAATCTATTAAACCGAATATCAGGTTTGGCATTAAGTTCAAAATCTAGCATTGACAAATGACTCATTACAGTTTTATAATAGATCATAGAGGTAGATGTAACATCATATAAGTCATGCAAACGTAATTGATATTGTAAATCAAACATATTCTTTGAAGAAGATGCTTGAGACATAGGAATAACTCTAGTCACACCATACATCAAATCGGGTAATGTGATATATCTATTATCAAATACACCTTTAACTACTGGAGAAGTTAAACTTAATGTAGCAGAAATTATATCATTTGAAATAGTTTCTCCAGCAAGGAAATTACCGGTTATATTAACTACAAGAAGAACATTTCCTGTAGATGTTCTTGATTCTGTTCTAGTACCTTCATCTAAAACTACAAATGCTGTAGCACCAGATGTTGCTCCAGTAACTTCAGTTGCATCACCAAAAGATGCAGCATTATTAGTTGTAAGATTTAA